AGCGCAACCACCTTCTCCTTGAACTGGACTTCTGACGATGCTGGATTGCTGGCCGCCGAAGTTGCAAGGGCCGCGAAGACTCTCAAAACATGGAGGATTACCTATTCCGATGACGCGACGCACAGCTTCACCGGGTACGTTATTGCGATCAGCGATTCCGGCGGAGTCGACGACAAGGTGAACGGGTCCATCACGCTCCATAGGGTGGGGGCCCTCACACTGGCATGATAACCGGACTGAAGCGCATTGACATTGATGGCAAGTCGTATTCTCTCCGCTACACTTGGGCTGTGCTGGCAGAGGTGGCGGAGAAGTACGGAGACAGTCCGAATTTATTCGATCCTGAAACGGTGGCCTTTGTCGGGTCCGCTGGGCTGAGAGAACGTCACCCTGAGATGACTGTTGAGAAGATTATGGAGTTATCGCCTCCATTGATACCCTTTGCAAACGACGTGCAACAGGCTTTGCAATGGGCGTACTTTGGCGACAAGAGTGTGCCGGAAGATGACGGAGTAAAAAAAAAGCTGACCCTGATTGGCTGGCTACGTCATATAAAAGCGCGGTTCTGGCGGGGATAAGCCCGGTAGAGTTCTGGACCCTGACCCCGTACCAGACGCGGATCGCAATGGAGGCCACGCTTGAGAGGTCGGATAAACAGGCGTGGATGATCGCCGCCTTCACCCGGTCAAAGAAATTGCCCAAGTTTGAGAGCTTGAACAGGGGGAAACGCACAATGAAAGACGGGCTACTCTTAAAGAAACAGTTACAGGCCACAGCGTTGAAGGAAAAGAGGAAATAAGATGGCAGCTCCGATTATTAAGATATGCACTACATGCAATAAGCCTCTCCCCCTCGAAGCATTCAAAAATGCAAAGAAGGGTAAGCACGGAAAAGAGAGTGTATGCCGTGAATGTCGGAAAGCCTACATGAAGGAATATCATCAAAGGCCAGAAGTCAAGGAGTATGAACGTCTATACCATGCTGAAGCGTATAGGTCTCCAGAATACAGGAAAAGGCAATATCTCAATGCCCAGAAGCCTGAACTCAGAGCGCGAAAGCTCACTTATTTGGCTAAATATAGGGAAGACAACAAAGATCAACTAGCTGCATATATGGTTGAATATTGTAAGGGTGAGGGTGCGCAGCAGCTAAGAAAAGAGGCATCAAAAAGGTATGAGGATAAATACTTACTAAAGCATGGCGAAACTCGTGCAACCGTAAAATCAAGAAAATATAACCATTCGTTGATGGGCAATATAAACAAGCGGATGTCACGAAGAATGCATCACGCCATAGCGCGTAAAAAGGAAAGGCGGTCATGGAGGGAATATGTTGATTTCTCTGTCGATGAATTGATGAAGCACCTTGAACTGCATTTTTCACCTGGTATGTCTTGGTGGAATAGGGGTGAATGGCATATTGACCATATTAGACCAATAGCGTCTTTTAACTTTGAGTCTACAGGTGATCCTGCCTTTAAAGAATGTTGGGCGTTGGAAAACCTACAGCCGCTTTGGGCAATAGATAATATTAGAAAAAGCGATAAATGGGAGGTTGCATAATGGCAAGCGCCCCCATTGGAACATTAAGAGCTGAACTCAGCGCAGGTCATGCTCAGTTTGCCAGTGACATGAAAAAGGCTAAAGGTGCTGTCAAGACCAATGCTACTGGTATGCAGAGAGCTATGAGTAAGGTTAAAAAGAGTTTCACTCAAGCCGCCACTGCCCTCAATAGATACGCTGGCTTTGCAATAGTAGCCGCCGCCGCAGCCGCCGCAGTATTTATCAAGAAACAAATTGACCTCGCCGACAAGATGTCGAAGCTCGCACAGGCCACTGGTACGACCTCTGAATATCTTTCCTCAATGGCGCTGGTAGCTTCTCAGGGTGGAACTACCCTTGAAGCCGTCGCAAAGGGTGTCAAAAAACTCTCCCAGAACATGGATGATGTAAGACGAGGAACCGGTGAAGCGAGGGAGGCTTTTGAAGACTTAAATCTAAAAGTCATCGACAGCGCCGGAGTACTCAGAAAATCAGATCAGGTCATGCTCGACATTGCCGATAGATTCAAGGGCATGGAAGACGGGGCAGAAAAGACCGCTTATGCAATGGCGATCTTTGGAAGGGCAGGGGGAGAGCTTATCCCGCTCCTGAATGGTGGCCGGGAAGGAATCGAAAAACTCCAGAAGAAAGCCGAGGAGATGGGGCTTGTTATTTCCACAAAGACTGCTTTGGAAGCCGCCTATCTCAATGACCAGTTAGATATTATGATGAAGTCAGCTCAGGGTGCAGGGCGGGGGATTGCTCTTGACCTGATACCCTGGCTCAATGAAACCATCGCTGTGATGAAGCTGGCGAAAGACGATGCGGGAACCTTGATGGCCGCATGGGTAGGGCTTGGAGCCGTTGGTAATGCACTCTTTGGAAAATCCCTACAGCAGCAGATTAACGAAACCCGAAAAGAACTGGAAGGGCTTGAAGCAGCAAACACAGGTCAGATGTTCGATGCTTTTAAGACTTCTCCGATTTACATCCAGAGACTGAGAGACGAACTGTCTAACTTGGAGGCCCAGAAGGAAAGAGAGGGGAAGGCCGAGCAAACCCGTATGGAAGCCTCTATGAAACGGATGCAGGACGAGGACGAGCAGAGACGCAAGAACACCGAAGCAATCAGAACGCAGGCACAGGCTAAAATAGATGCTTCGCTTGCCGAGAAGGAAGCAGCCAAAGAAGCAACCACAGCACAGGAAGCAAGGTGGGCGGCGGATATAGCAACGTATGAAGCTATCCAGCAGATGATGGCCGACATTGCCGAAGGCGTGAAACTGACGGAAAAGAGCTTTGAAGACCTGAGCGAAGCTGAAAAGAAGGCGATGGAAGACCTCTCCGACACCGGCAAAACCGCAATGGAAACCCTTACAGATGCAGTAAACAACTTCGGGGCGCAATCCTCTCAGGCTATGACAGACTTTGCCCTGCATGGAGAATCATCTTTCTCCGACATGATAGATTCAATGATTGAAGACCTTGTACGGATGATGATTCAAGAGCAGATCATGGGGCCGCTGTTCAGGGGTATCGCAGGTATGAATTTTGGCGGCGGCAGTTTTGCTTATCAGGGGCCGGGGCAAAGGTCCGCCAAAGGTAACGCTTTCGAGGGCGGCAAGGTACTCCCCTTCGCAAAGGGTGGGGTATTCACTAAGCCTACAGTTTTTTCGATGGCTCAAGGTGCTGGGATTGTTAGAGAGGCCGGGGCAGAAGCGGCAATGCCTTTAACAAGGATGGCTAACGGGAATCTCGGAGTGGAGTCTTCCGGCGGTGGCGGTATGCAAGTCAATATCTACAACACCACAGGGGACAGCGTAGAGACGAAACAAGGCACCACAGCGGACGGAAGCCCTACTCTTGATGTAATGATAGATCAAGCAGTCGCCAAGAATCTCGGAAAATTCGGGAGTCAATCAAATAAGTCTATGAGGCAGAATTTTGGCGCTTCACAGAGATTAACGAGGAGATAATATGTCAGTACCAGCATGGAATGTGAATTTACCTCAGGAACTATTTGTAGCCGGATACGGTCAGTCGCCCCCAGCGGTTACCATTAAGAGTGAGATGGATGCCGGGCCTGCAAAAATACGGCGGCGGTTCACCGCTGGAGTGTCACCTGTATCCGGCACGATGATTATGACAGCGGCGCAACTGGCAACCTTTGAGACATTCTTTAACACAACTCTTCTGGGTGGCTCTCTCCGCTTCTCATGGACAACCCCCCCGGCTCATTCCGTGGCCTGTGAAATGAGATTCAAGGAAGTTCCAAGTTGGACGAAAGTTGAAGACGAGTATGAAGTCAGTTTGAGTTTGGAGGTCTTGCCATGACAACCACATCGTTAAATTTCAGACAGGCCGCTAACGCCCCGGAAACAGGCAGAGTTCCTATCGCCCTGATCACCCTCTCCCATGATGATCTTGGGGATGATATCAGAATCAGCACAGACCCAACGGCAGAATTGACGGAACTGACCACGGACACGGAGAAGGTTTACGGCACTACATCGGACAGCTTGGATTATGTTTTTCTTCCGGTGAGAATCAAACTCCCTGATGATACAGACGAAGGACCGGGTGAGATGCAACTCGAGATTGATAATGTCCACAGAGCTTATACAGAAACAATCAGAAGCATTTACACACCTGTGACTTGCAAGGTTGATATCGTAATGGACAACGCTCTTGACACGATAGATGC